ACCGCGGAATGCCGGCGTCCGCTCCGCGCCTTCCGTTGCCTGAATGAGCGGATCCGGAAGCTGATTTTCATCGCCAGGATAGATCGTCGGCGCCGGATAGTATTTCTCGACCGTCTCCCAGTCGTCGGAATTCGTCGAAGGCGCGACGCCTGTCGAGCCTGCAAGCGCGACGTAAAGCTGGCCGGCATAGCTGACCACGTCGCCGGCGCCATACGTGGCCGAGCTGTCGAAAGGCGGATAATCGCTCAGGATCTCCCAGTAAACCGCGTTGTCTGGAAAGTGGCCGACGCTCAGCGCGATCGCTCGATAGACCTGGCCGCGGTAGGAAATCACGTTCCCGATGTTGTAGGTCTCGAAGAAATCGAAAGGCGGATAGTCGTCGGGGTTATAGCTGGCGGAAGAGCCGGGAGTCGGATCGTAGACGACTTTGCTGTCGAACCAGACTCTCCGGATCTTCGCGGGACCCTCGCAGAAAGCGACGGCGAAGCTGGCGTAGTACGTGTAGGTGGTTTGCGATGGCCCGCCCTTGCCGCCTTGCTTCTGCGTCGTGTATTTGACGCCAGGCGTCCAGATGACTTGACCAGGATCCCGGTCCTTGCCATAGCCGAAATTTATCGGAGTGCCGGCGGCGGACGTGCTGAACTGGTCGCGCATCGGCGCCGGAGGCTTGACGCCTGGCTGATTGAGCATCCGATAGATCGTGAGGCCGACTTCGACGGCCGCGACGACTGCCATCACTACGAGCTGTGCCACTAGTTTTCGACTCCTGGCATCGTAAAGACGCCGGCGATCCGCCGCCGCCACTTCGCGTCGAGGACATGCTCGACGACCCATCCGGGCAGACCGCGGCGCTGCGAATCCGCGAGAAGGCTGTAGGCGTGAAGAATGGCGGGATGACCGCGGAGCTCCGTCACGATCGCGACGTGACAAGGAATTGAGGGAAAGCAGATCGTCAGAACGTCGCCGGGTTGCATTTGAGAGACCGGCTTCTCGATCGCGCGGCGCTGCAGCTCCTCATGCACAAAATTATTCGTCGGCTGCTGAGGATAGCCGCGATAGTCGCCGCCGCGGATCGGGACGCCATGCTTGTCGGAAATGCCTAGCTCTTCGCACATGCAGAGCGGGATCCCGATGCAATCGATCCCGATATTTTTCAGTCGACCTTCGTGGCGGTAGGGAGTCCGCAAAAATTCGCGACCCTTCGCGATGAACTGCGCTCTCGTCGGCATCTCAGTTAGCGTTCGGATAATCGAGGATGCGGTCCTGGCCCGGAAGGAAAGGCTCTCCGCGAAAGTTGACGATGTTCACGAATTTATTCTGGCAGTCGAAGATCGTGTGATTGCAGCCTGGCTCGATGACGAAAGCGTCGCCGGCTTTCGGCAAAAACGGCAGCGGTAGAAACGTCGTGAAGATCTCGCCGGCGGTGCCGTTCGATTTGATTTCGAAGGAAAGCCCGTTCAGATCTCCGGACGTGAAAGTGATGATCCCGCCGACGAACCATCCCGGCGGAGCTTCGGTCCCTGGCGTGGCCGAGCCGATCATGTAGACGATCGTCGGAATAAAGCTATACGGATCAGTCGCGTCGTACTGTATGGTCGCGGTCTGCTGCCAGAGCGTGACGTCGATATTGCAGAGGTACTTCGAATTCATGTCGATCCCGTTGAGCCCGCTTCCCCATTCAGCTCGGCAAATTGGCCCGAACGTAGCGCCGAGAGTCGTGCCGAGCTTGTTTGCGAGCCCGCGGATCTCGGCCGTTCCCATGCCTCCGGACATCTTGACCACGCCGAGCGAGGCTCGCTTAATGGTGATGTGGCCCATCGATAGATCGTCCCAATTCACAAGGCGAATCGAGAGGACCGCGTCGTCATAAAAATGCGCCCTTAAATCGTCTTCGGTGAGTGATTCGGAATCGAGGAAGGCAGTTACTTCGAGGTTATCGACCGAGAGGTCGGACTTGCTGGCGGTCGCGCTATTGGTGAAGCCGCTCCTGGCGAGAAAAGTGATCGAGCCGTCGCCGTCGCCATCGTCGTACACGATGTCCTGATCATGGCTCGTAAATCCGAGAATCGTTCCGTCGATACGCTTGACCTTCCAGATCCAGGCGAGCGTAGTCTGACCCTGTGCGATGTGCGCGGCCATTGCTGGAGACGCGGTCTTCATGTTTTAGAAGTTCGGCGGGAGAACTTCTTTCAGCGGAATCGAATTCCATGAAACGATCGGCTCACCTTCAGCGACCGCAGATTCTTCCGTCTGCAGATCGATCTTGTCGACGTCGAAGCGGACCGGGAAATGATATTGAAAATCGACCAGCGTGCCGGCGGACTGCCCGGTGACCAGGCCGGTCGTATAGTCGACGGTCACCGGCGTCCCGGTGCCGTGAAGGAAAACGGTGTCGAGCAGCGAATTCCCCTTGTAATCTTTGACCGAAGACGTGATCGGCTTCGAGATCAGTTGCACGTAGGATCTGGCCGCGGTCGTCCAGGTGACCGCGAGCTGCACGCCGCCAGGGACCGTCACGAGCGGCTGCCCGATCGCTTTGAACTCGAGATGATCCTTTAGCCGGAAGCCGTCGAGCTTGCCTCCGACGTTCAGCATGAAAGAGCGGAGCTGGTCGACGAAGTCCTGCCGAACCATTCCCGCCGGCGTGCGGAGCGCGACCTGCCATTCGCGCCGCGCCTTCGCCCAATTTCGATTTCTCGATTCTCCGCCGGATAGGCCTTCGTTAACCGTCGTGTTCAGGCCAGGACCGCCGACGCCGCGATACGAAATCGTTGTCGGGAATTCGACCTCAAAAAAGCTCACTTGTTCCTCGCGTGTGCGATGGAGAGCGATTGCATGATGTTCGCGTGGATCTGGCCCTGCGATCGCCGGAAGCTGTCGGCATCCTTGACGCCGTGAATATGCATGTTGACGACGTATTGCTGCGGTCCGGATCCCATCTGCAGGGACGGCGCGACGTGCCCGGCCTGGCGCGGGACGAAGAACTCCGGATGCTTTTCGCCGACGACGTAAGCCTTGCCCGGCGTGACGTCTCCGCCGCCGGCCAGGAAGCCTCCGAAAATGCTGAAGATGCTCGAGAAGACGGATCCGATTCCGCCGGCGACCTTGCTGATAATGCCGCCGATCGAGCTGAAGATCGATCCGAAGGAACTGGTCAGCTTTGAAAACAGTCCGCCGAATAGGCCTCCGCCGCCGCTGTCGCCGCCTGAATCGCCGCCGCCGAACAAGCCGCCGAGGCCTCCGCCGCCGGATCCATCGTCGCCGGTCCCTCCGGAAAAGGCGTCCATGATGCTCCCGCCGGAGTCGACCACGTGCACATAGAACGGAGCCGCCTGAGAGCCGTCGGCCTTTGTTCCGAGGCCAGGGATCGCGCCGCCGAAGAATTTCTGATTGATGAATCCGCCGATCGCGCCGACGGTCTTCTGGATCCCGGCCTTGACGATCGACTCTTCCATGCTTTGCAGGACTTCCTTAAAATTCGCTTTTCCGGTGACGATGAACTTCGCGAGCTGCGTCTCGGCGTCGTCAATTCCCTTGTGAAACGCTTCGAAGAATTTCCCGCTGAAGTTCTTGCCCTCGAGCGCGAGCTCATTCATTAGGCCGCGGAAGCGTTCGGAAAAGCTGCCGACTTTCGCGACGGCCTCGTCCCATTGCCGGATCATGCGGTCGTTTGCATCGTAGAGCGCCGCGTCGACCAGGAGCGTCGACCGGCCGTAGTCCTGGAGCTTCGCGCGGACGAGATCGAGCTTCTCGACTTCGCGGTCATAGGTTAGGAGCAGATCCATCCGCGCGGCTTCTTCGGTCGTGGAATTGTCGAAGGCCTGGTCGGATTTCTGCTGCTCGAGAGAACGGATCCGCTTGATCTGATCTTCGCTTGCTCCGGGATTCGCGGTCCGGAATTGTGCGACGCGCATCTCGACCGCGGCATTCCTCGCAGCCTCGGCCGTCCCGAAATACGCTGCCTGGATCTCCTCGAGCGCAGGCAGCTCCGTCCGGAATGCCGCAGTCGCCTTGTCGATTTCGAGATCGATCTCGAGAGCCTGAATGCGTTCGAGCGCCAGGCGCTGAATGTTTAGCTGACCGTTCGCCTCATCGAGCGCGATCGAGATCTGCGAGAGAGCTTCGGCGGATACTCCTGGCTTGCTGGCCAGGCGGTCGTATTCCTCGTTAAGATCCGCGATTTTCGTCTTCTGCGATTCGAGCTTTTTCTCGATCTCCGCCGCGGCGATCGCGGCGCCGCCCTGCGAATAGGCTTCCGAGAGCCGGCTGAGCACGGCGATCTGAGCCATGAACGCATTGGACTCTTTGGCGAGTTCCTGATCGAGCTGGACCGCATCCTTCGCGACCTGCTTTTCGGCAGTCAGCGCGTGAATACCGACGGTCTCGCGCATGATCAGGTCGAGCAGCTTCTGGCGTTCCGCGCCTTCCTTCGTCCAGGCACGCGATACAAGCTCGGAGATAACCTGGCTCGCTTCGCCCTCGGCGTTCTGCAGCTTCTGAGCGGCAAGCGACTGCGATGTCGTTGCGGCCAGGGCGAGCTCGGCCTCGGCGGCCGACC